ATGGCGCTTAGCATGACGGTACACACTAACAACCAATTGGATCTAGGTCCGGAAACAGCGACGGCTTTACTACAGTTTATGCATGTCGCGGAAAAGCTAAAGGACGAGCTTAGGCATTCATTTACATCAAGGGGGAGGCACGAGAGTGTGGCGGAGCACAGTTGGAGGGTCCTTTTGCTGGCTTTTCTAATGAGGCCCTACCTGCCCAGCACCCTGAACTGGGAACGTCTTGCGGAGATCTTGATCATCCACGACATTGCGGAAGCGCGAACTGGCGACGTGCCAATCTTCGACCCCAACCACTCAAAGAAATCGGAGGCGGAACGAGCAGCGATCCAAGAATTTCGCGAGCTGCTGCCCGAAACCGTTGGGACTCGAATTCAGCAGCTCTGGGAAGAATTTGAAGCTCGGCATACCCTTGAGTCACGAATCGCAAATGCGCTCGACAAGCTGGAAGCTCAGGTTCAGCATAACGAGGCAGAGTTGAGTACTTGGCTGGAATGGGAAAAGCATCACGTCTTCCGCGGCTTTGCCGAAGCGAGACTTTGCCATCCGAGCATCTCAGCACTGACAGAGTCGATCGTCAAGGAGGCGACCGAAAAGCTCGCTTCCGGACGCTGAGGGTTTCGAACCGGACAACCGGGAGGTCGTAGGAGATCGGCGCTTCAAGCGTCGAGCCTTTCGGAACTCTCCGGTAGCAGCACGATCAGAATGAGCCGAAGAGGATTCAACTCACTCGGCCACAAGAAAACTCACACGCCCGGATTCGGGAGCGCCTACACCTTGCGGCAGATGCGCCATAAGCGCGGAAAGCGCGGTAAGTCTTCGCTCCTCCCACCCTTTCGCGCTTTTCAACAAGAGCCGGGCAAAAGACCTCCTTTTCTGTTGACGACTGAACTCGCCGAATGATACTTATCAGTTGAACGCTAGCGAAGCGTTCCCGAGCGTCGGGACGCTCGCTAATCCCTTCTCGCAGCTTTCTGGCTGCCCCACGTGTGTCCAAAAACATGAATGCTTTGATTCCCGTCTATCACGCCGACGGCAGTCTGTACGCCTGGGCGTCCGAGCAGCGGTTGGCAAGGCTTCAATCGGCGGGACTGGTTGCGCGCGTGGTGCGGCCGCGCAAGGGTTGCGTCAGTCGCGCGATCCTCTTCATGCGGCCCGGTGAGCCGAAGCCGACGTCGGCCAGTGCCGTCATGGGCACCAGATACAGCTTCAAAGAACCTTTGGAGCACGGGCCGGCCTGGGAACTGAAACATCTCGACGGAAGCCACGGTGGGAAGGCGTATGCGCCACCGGAGACCCGGGCGGTCTTCCGCCGGGTGGTTGAGGATTGTACGGTCCCGTGAAAGCCCGACGACAAATTGGTGCGCGGCACGTTGCCTGGATGCGGGGCGCGTTCCGTGGCGGTCAGGCGCGCCCGAGGAACCCGGTGGACCAACCGGCCAACCCGGAGCCAGACGGCGCGACACGGGCCACCCGGGCGCGAACGGGTGGCGGCCCCCGCATGGCGGCGGGCCATTCCAGGGACCTGACTCGCGAGGCGGCGGCCGCGGGTCAAAATATTGCGCAGTTTGCTTAGTTAGTGCGGTTTACGCAGGTTGTCACCCAGGGTTGTCACCCTCCAAATCAGATGAGTTCCCCCAGGCAGATCAAACCCAAGACCCCGACGTTCGCCGTCGAGTGGTGGCTGATCGGACGGGTCACGCCGTATCCGAACAATGCCCGGGTGATTCCTGCGTCCGCGGTCGAGAAGGTCGCTTCCTCCATTCGAACCTTCGGCTGGCGGCAGCCCATCGTCGTCGATACGGCCGGCGTGATCGTGGTTGGCCACGTCCGTCTGCTAGCCGCCCAGTCGATGGCGCTGACCGAGGTTCCCGTACACGTGGCGCGCGATCTCACTCCCAGCCAGGTGAAAGCGTACAGGCTGATGGACAACCGCTCCCACGATGAGGCGACGTGGGATTTGGATCTGATCGGGCCGGAGCTCCAGAGCATCCAGGAACTGGACAACGATTTTGATCTGGCGTTGACCGGATTCGATCAGGATGAGCTGAACGCCTATCTGTTCCCGCCAGAGGAAACCAACGGGGAAGAGGACCTGGTTGCCTTGCCGCCGACCACGCCGGTCGCCAGGCCCGGCGACCTGTGGCTCTGCGGCGATCCGCCCCGTCAACACCGCGTGCTGTGCGCTGATTCGACCAGCCAGGAGGCGGTGTCCCGTTTACTCGGGGAGCGCAAACCGTTTCTGATGGTGACGGACCCACCGTACGGAATCGAGTTGGATTCAGAGTGGCGCGATCGCGCCGGCCTGAATGGTTGCGGACCCGCCGAGGCGAGCTACATGAAGCACCGCACGGAGGGCCACACGCAAACGGAAATCTCGGGCGACACGCGCGCAGATTGGTCGGAAGCGTTCGCGCTGGTGCCGAGCCTCGAGGTGGCCTACGTCTGGCACGCATCGAAGTTCACCCGCGAGGTCCTCGATGGCTTGCTGCGAATTGGGTTCCTGCACCACCAGCAAATCATCTGGAACAAAGGTCGGACCGTGCTCACGAGGACGCACTACTGGTTCCAACACGAGCCGTGCTGGTACGTTCGCAAGAAGAACGCGCCGTGGTACGGCAAGCCAGGCGAGAACTCCACCATCTGGGATTCACCGTCGCCGAAATTCATCATGGGTGGCTCGGATGAAGAGAAACTCGATCATCCCACGCAGAAACCCGTCGCGCTGATGCGGCGCCCGATTCTGAATCACACCAAGCTTGGCGAGCTGGTTTACGAGCCATTTCTTGGCAGCGGCACCACGCTCGCCGCGGCTGAACTAACCGAGCGCGTCTGCTACGGGCTGGAGCTTGATCCGAAGTACGTCGATGTCGTCGTCGAGCGATGGCAGCAGCTCACGGGCAGACAAGCAACCCTCGATGGTGATGGCCGGACGTTCGAGCAGATGAAAGCCGAGCGTGTGGGGATCGCGGCATGAATCGCCCGCTGCCACCGCGAGATCGCGGAAATAGAAGCGCTGATCCTTTCCGGGCACCCCGATCTGCAGGGCCTGTGCCTGGCGCTCTCGGACTGGTCGGCGGAGTTGAGGATCATCGAACGCGATGCTAATTCCACTTGAGATTCTGATTGCCGGCACGGGACTCGCCACTGGTCTGATCGGCTCCTACGTTGGTCTCAAGAACCGTGTGCTCCTTGCGGAGGTTCGAAAGGAAGCTGCGGAATTGGAGACCCGAATGGTCGACAGGATTTGCCACATCTATGTGCGCGCGGGAGAGTGCCGTTTGCAAGAAGACCAGGTGAGGGAAGTATTCGGCAAGCTGGCTGAGGAAGTCCACGGCCTCGCGCACCGCGATCCGCACCAGAAGCCTGAACGAGAAACGCCGCCGGATCGTTGAACCCGGCGGCGGTGTGGGAGGCGAGCGGGAGATTCCTACTTGGTGACCTTGTAAACGCGGTCGCCCGCGTCGCTCTTCGAGGACTCGATGTTGATGCTGTGCTTCTTGGCGGCGATGGAAATGAAACCCCTGACGCTGTGGGCCTGCCAGTCGGTTGCCTTCATGATCTCGGCAAGGGTCGCGCCCTTGGCCCGTCCGATCATGTCGATGATCTTCGCGCCCTTGGTCTCGGCGCGTGGCGCGCTGGCTTCCTTCGTGCGGGCGGGCTTGGCGGCTTTCTTGGCAACCTTTGCTTCTTTCTTCGGCGCGGCGGTCTTGGCTTTGGCACCCTTGGCGGTTTTCTGGCCCTTGGGCGCGCCCTTCTTCTGGGTGGCACCCTTCTTCGAGGGGGCCTTCTCCGGCGCGACGTGCGCGCCCTGTTCCGCAACGGCGGCGGCTTGGGTGGTCTCGCTGGCTTGGTTGTTCTTCATGGTCCTAATCCTTTCTGTTCAATGGCTTGCGCGTCTCCGCGCACCACGATTCATCACTCCGGTTGAACCGGAAAGCAAGTGAAATCTTCAGGAAAAGAATGATGGGCGTCTCGCTTAGGGCCTACGCGCGGATGCGCGGGTGCAGCCTGACCGCCGTCCAAAAAGCGATCTCCAGCAAGCGGATCACGACGCTCCCGGACGGCACAATCGATGCTGAACGCGCCAACCAGGAGTGGGCGAAGAACACGTTCGCCGGCCAGACGATTCATAAGCCGAGCGCAGCCGCCCCCTCGCCGATGCACGAATCGCCTGCTGCGTCGGGGGATCCGGTTACTGCGTACCTGCGGGCGCGGGCCGTGAAGGAGAGCTTCGCGGCGCGGACCGCGCAACTGGAATATGAGGAGCGCGCCGGGAAGCTGATCCCGGCAGCGCGCGCAGCCGAGTACGCCGCAGGGTTTTCTTCGATCGTCAAGGACGGACTGATGGCCATGCCGGATCGCCTCGCGCCGATGCTTGCAGCGGTGGATGACGAGAAAGCGATTCATCGAATGTTGGTGGCCGAGGTTTCGGCGGCGCTGCGGAAGGTGAGTAAGGCAGTCGCGGACGCGGGTCTCTAAAGATGCAACCGTTCTCCATCCATGAAGTCGGCGCAGCGGCGATGCTGCCGCCGCGAGACATCCTGGTCTCGCAGTGGGCCGACGAGAATCGCGTCCTCACGGGCGGCGCGGCGGCCGAGCGAGGTCAATGGCGCACCCGGCATTACCAGCGCGAGCCGATGGACGTGCTCAGCCCCGCACATCCGTGACGCCAGGTGGTGTTGCTGTCGGCGGCGCAGATGATGAAGACCGAGGTCCTGCTGAACTTCCTCGGCTTCATCGCCGACGTCGATCCGGGGCCGGTGCTGGTGGTGGAGCCGCGCACCGAGGACGCCAAGGCGCTCTCGAAAGACCGCGTGGCGCCCATGTTCAAGAGCACGCCGAGCTTGCGCGGGAAGATCGCGCCAGTCAAGTCGCGCGACTCCAACAACACCACGTTGCATAAGGTGTTCGTCAACGGCGCGGGGCACATCACGTTCACTGGGGCGATATCGCCATCCGGTTTGGCCATGCGGCCGATCCGCTACGCGCTGCTCGATGAGGTGGACCGCTACCCGGCGAGCGCGGGCACAGAGGGCGATCCGGTTTCACTGGCCGTCCAACGCACCGCGGAGTTCCAGCACAACAAGAAGATCGTCATGGCATCGACGCCGACGATCAAGGGCGTCAGCCGAATCGAGCAGGCGTGGATCGAAAGCGACCAGCGCGATTACTTCGTGCCCTGCCCCAAGTGCGGCCACTATCAGGTGCTTGTGCTCGGCGACGGAACGGGGCCTGGCCTTGTGTGGCCGGAGGGAAAGCCCGACGATGCCATGTATCGCTGCGGTGGTTGCCGCGAGTTGATTCCGCATCACCAGAAAGCGTGGATAGTGGAGCGCGGCGAGTATCGCGCGCAGAATCCATCCTCGCCGATTCCGGGATTCCGGATTTCGCAGTTGGTCTCACTGAAGCGCGCGTGGGGTTCGATCGCCACCGAGTTCATCGCGGCGAAGAAGTCGCCGGAGACGCTCAAGGCGTTCATGAACACCGTGCTCGCGGAGTTGTGGGAAGAGCATCACGAAGTACCGACCGATGCGCGGGCGCTGTGGAATCGCTGCGAGCCGTTTGAAGCGGAGGCGCCGGATGGTGTCGCGCTGGTCACGGCGGGAGTGGACGTGCAGGCCGACCGGCTCGAGGTGGAGATCGTGGGCTGGGGCCGCGATGAGGAGTCCTGGTCGATCGCGCACCATGTGATTCCCGGCGACGTCACGCGCAAGGAGGTCTGGGATCACCTGGAAGGCTTGCTGCTGTCCGAGTGCATGCACGACTCCGGCCAGCCGCTGCGAATCGTTACGGCGTGCATCGACTGCGGATTCAAGGATGCCACCGTGCTGCGGTTCACGCGCGACCGGTATGCACGCCGCGTGTACGCGGTGAAGGGACGCGCGGGCGAGTCGCCGATCTGGCCGCGAAAGCCGAGCCGGAAGAACCAGACCCCGTTCTTCATGGTTGGAGTGGACGCCGCGAAGACGGCGCTTTATGACCGGCTGAAGATCCAGGAGCCGGGGCCTGGGTATTGCCACTTCCCAATCGGTCGCGACCAGGAGTATTTCGATCAGCTCACCGCTGAGAAGAAGTACACGCGATACCACCACGGCTATCCGAAACAGGAATGGCGAAAGCCTCCCGCCGCGCGGAACGAAGCGCTCGACTGCCGCGTGTACGCTTACGCGGCGCTGCACGCGCTCTACGCAAGCGGTTTGAAGTTGACCGTCTACTGTGATCGCTTCGCGCAGATGGGGCGGTCGCGGCGAAAAGAAATGCAATCGATTCCTCCGGCGGTGGTCGTTGCCCACGCCGAGCAATCCGAGCGGACTCAATCTGAGGGGCGCGCGCCTGCCCCCTCTGAGCGAGCGGACGAATGGGTACCACGGCGTGACTGGTTCGGGAGAAGTTGACGTGGCGCTGACGATTCAACAGTTGCAAGCGAACCTGGACGCGGTCAACCAGGCGCTCGGCAATCCCACGTTGAAGGTGCGGTTCCCGGACGGGCGTGAGGTGACGTACCGCTCCGTGGACGATCTCCGCAAAGCGAAGGCCGAGATCGAAGAGGACATTCGACAGACCAGCGGGAAACCAGGGAGCCGTGTCACGCTCGCGCAGCACCAGCGTGGAGACGGTCCGACGGGTCCAACGTTGGACGACCGGTGGTGAGAATGAGGCGACTGCCGGAACTCATCGACTCGCTCGAACGCTCGCCGCGGCAAGGCGTAGCCGTGGATGAGCCCGAGGGCGCACGGTACGTGGTCATCAGCGAAACGGCGTTGAACGTGATCATCAGGGAACTTCGGCAGGGACTGCCCGAAAGGCCGGGCGCAGAATACTTCGGCTCCGATGTGCCTGAATGAATCTTCTCGACAGAGCCATCGGCGTTGTCGCGCCACGGCTCGCGCTCCAACGCGTGCGGAACCGCGTGGCGCTGGAACTGACCCAGGACTATCTGGAGCGGCACGCGCAACGATTCCGTTACGAAGGCGCGACCGCAGGCCGGCGCGCGTACGGCTGGTACGCCGCCTCGACGGATGCCAACGTCGAGCTGATGGGGTCGCTCATCTGGCTCCGCAACCGGAGCCGCGATCTCATTCGCAACAACCCGTATGCGGCGCGCGCGATTGAAGAGTTGGCGGGGAATGTGGTCGGTACGGGGATCGTGCCGAAGGCGAAGACCGGCAATGCTGCGATCGACAAGATTATCGATGCCGAGTGGCCGTTCTTCGCGGATGCATGCGACACCCCGCAGCGGCTGGATTTTTATGGCATGCAGACATTGGCGGTCCGCACGATGGCAGAGAGCGGTGAAACCCTCGTGCGGTTCCGCCCACGCCTTGCTGCTGCTGGTTTGCGCGTTCCGCTTCAGCTTCAAATGCTCGAAGCCGACTTCCTGGATCAGTCACGAACGATGGGGCTGGTCAACGGTCATGTGATGGAGGGCGTTCAGTTCGACGACCTCGGACGCCGCGTCGCTTACTGGCTGTTCACGTATCACCCGGGCGGCGTGCTGATCCTGAACCCTCGCGGCGGAATCATCAGCCAGCCCGTGCCAGCCGATCAGATCATGCACGTCTATCGCGTGCTGCGGCCTGGGCAGGTCCGGGGCGTGCCGTGGCTATCGCCCGTGATGATGGCGCTGCGGGACCTCGATGATTATTGCGACGCGGAGCGGGTCCGCAAAAAGGTGGAGGCGTGCGTCACGGCGTTCGTGCAGCAGCCTGAAGGCATTGAGGGCGATCCGCTCGGTATTTCCGGCACCGATCCGGTAACCAAAGCGCCCGTCGAAACATTCCAGCCTGGAATGGTCGAGTACCTGAAGCCGGGCCAGGAGATCAAGTTCAACAACCCTCCGGCGGCGGGCGGTTACCGCGAGTACAAGATGACCGAGTTGCAGGGGATCATGGCGGGCATTGGCCTGCCGTACGAACTCGGCACGGGCGACATGTCGCAGGTGAACTACTCCTCCTGGCGCGGCGGCATGCTGGGGTTCCGCAACACGGTAGAGGCTTACCGCTGGCTGACCTTGATCCCGCTGTTCTGCATGCCGGTGTGGCGGCGATTCGTGGACACGCTGATTCTCCAGGGCAAGATTCCGCAGAAGGCGCTCGACGATCCGAAGGTCGCCGTGCACGCGGTGCAGTGGACCGCACCGAAGTTCGAGAGCGTCGATCCGGTGAAGGACGCGGCGGCCGAACTGAAGATGATTCGGACCGGGACGCTCGATCTGTTCGAAGCTATCTCGCGGAATGGGTACGACCCGGAAGAGCGCTTACAGAAGATCGCGCGCATCAATAAGGTGCTGGACAAGCTCGAAATCATTCTGGATTGCGACCCGCGCAACGTGACGGATCGCGGTCAGGAGCAGCCTGCGGCAAGCGAGGAGCGCACACCGAGTTCGAAGCCTACCGTTGCTGGGTCGAAAGTTCCCGCTGTTTCGAATGCCGACGCTGAATCAACCGCGGAGTTGTTCTCGGGGGGCACTGCGTCGCGGTCCTGGGATTCGCCTTCGAGGATTTACCGCTCGTAGAAAGAGGTTCAGATGCCAGCAGAGCAAGTGTCCGAGTTCTTTGCCGCCTCCGATGCCAAGCCGGTTGCCAGCACGGCGAACGAGAAGGACGGCACGATCGATGTCGTCTGGTACACCGGCGCGCAGGTCCCGAGGAAAGATCCCGATACGGGCGAGCCGTACATGCTCACGCTCGACATGGACGGCGCGCGCCTGGACCGGTTGAACGCGGGCGCGCCGATCTTCGACACACACTTCACCGGCGACGATTACAAGTCCGTGGCCGCCGGGAAGGCTGGGACGAAGGCGCAAGTCGGCGTCGTGAAGAAAGCCTGGACGGACGGTCCCAACGGAATGGCGACGCTTCAGTTCGATCTGGGCGACGAAGACGGCGCGGAGTTGTTCCGCAAGGTGTCCAGCGGGATCGTGCAGAACCTGAGTTTCGGAGCGTGGATCTACAGCCGCGAGAAAACGAAAGTCCAGGCCCAGACAGCGGGCATGCCGGAAGGTAAGCCGGCCTACAGCAACCCGAATGAGATCGGCATGTTCACGGCGACCGACTGGGAGCCGTTCGAGATTTCAGTTGTTCCGATCCCAGCCGATTTCAGCACAACGTTCTTGGCCGCCGAGGCTTTGCCCAGCAAAACCACCGGCGGCGAAGCAGCACGGGCAATCAGCCCACAAAAGGAGAAACCTGCCATGGCAGAAACCACTACGCAGGCGGGCACAGAGGCCCGTGTGAACGAGCAGGACCTCGCCGCGGCGCGCGGTGAGGCGGTAAAGCTGGAGCGAGAGCGCGTTGTCGAAATCGAACATCGGGCTACTCGCTTCAAATCCATTCTCGGAGATGACTTTGTTCGTAAAGCCATCGCCGATGGCAAGACGGCCGATCAGTTCAGCGTCGATGCATTCGCGGCGCTGAGCGCGAAGGGGCAGGAGGGCGTGAGCGGGCGCGAGATGCCGATTCGCAGTGAACTCAGCATCACTCGCGACGGCGGCGAGACGCGGCTGGCCGCGATGCAGTGCGCGATGCTGCTACGCCACGATCCGAAGTTCTTCCTGGCGAAGCATCCGAAGACCGGCGAACTGCTGAGCGGCTGCGGCCAGGAGCACCAGCGGCGCGCCGAGGAGATGGGGCGCGAGTATGTAGGCTTGTCGCTCATGGAGATGGCCCGCGAGTCTCTTGAAATCCGCGGCATCAACCATCGGGGGATGAACAAGAACCGCATCGCCGAACTGGCGCTGCAAGCGCCGAGCCGGGGCGCGGAGTTCTTCGGGGGCGGCGCGGAATCGACTTCGGACTTCCCCGCGATCCTCGCCAACGTCGCCAACAAGACGCTGCGCCAGGCTTACGAAGCGTACCCACGAACCTTCCAGCCATTCTGCCGGCAAGTCACCGCGCCCGACTTCAAGCCGATCAATCGCGTTCAGTTGAGCGACGCCCCGGCCCTCCAGCAGTTGAATGAGAAGGGCGAATACCACCGGGCGAACCTCACCGACATGAACACGAACTACTCGCTTCAGACTTTCGGCGAGGTCGTGGCCATCACGCGCAAGGTCATCATCAACGACGATCTGCAGGCGCTCACGCGCATTCCGGCGATTCTGGGTGTTGCGGCTGCGCAACTTGAATCGAACACGGTCTGGGCTCTCATCACGGCGAACGTGGTGATGACGCTGGACAACAAGGCGATCTTCCACGCGGCGCACAGCAACCTGCTGAGCGGCGTGGCCAGCTGCATCGATCCCACCGTGACCAACGCCGCTCCCCTGACGGCGCTCGCCAAGGCGCGCGTGCAGATGCGTCTCCAGAAGGCTCCGCAGGGAACGCCGCTCGACCTGGTTCCCCGCTTCATGGCGGTGCCGCCGTCGCTCGAAACTTACGCGCTCCAGTTGATTTACCCGATCAACATCGCGTCCTCGGATCAGACCAAGGTGGTGCCGGAGTGGGTGCGGTCGCTCGTCCCGGTTGTCGAGCCGCGTCTCGATAACTCGACTGGCACCGCGACCAACTGGTTCTTGTTTACCGATCCGGCGCTGATCGATACGCTCGAATACTGCTACCTCGAAGGGCAGCAGGGTGTGTACATCGAAACCCGCCAGGGCTTCGAAGTGGACGGCGTGGAGATCAAGGCGCGCATGGACTTCGGCGCGGCGGCAATCGATTATCGCGGCCTGCAAAAGAGCGTGGGCGCGTAGAAGCCTCAAGAAGGAAAAGGAGAACAGATCATGCAGAACTACGTTCATCGAGGGGAGACCCTCACTGTAACTGCGCCCTACACCTTCGTTACGGGCCAGGGCGTTCTTGCTGGAAACATTTTCGGCGTTGCGGTATTCAGCGCGGCTTCGGGCGCGTCTCTGGAGATCGTCACTTGGGGCGTCTTCGACCTCGCGAAGGATGCCAGCTCGTTCAGTCCCGGCGACAAGGTTTACTGGGACAGCGTAAATCTCGTGGCCACGGCCGCGCCACCTGCATCGGCGTCCACGACGCCCGGAAACCGTGAGATTGGCGTCGCCGACCTGGTGCAGGCGAGCGGTGTCAACGCGCCGGGCGGCCTGACCGGCGACGCGACCGTCCGCGTGCGATTGAACCTCTGTTCAATCGGCCTGGTGACTTCGTCCGACATGGACCCTGCCCTCTTGCAGAAGATCACCGTGGTGCTTACGGCTGCGCAGATCGAGGCCATGAACGGCGCGCCGGTGAATATCATTCCAGCGCCGCTGGCGGGCCAGGTGGTTGTGCCCGATCAGTTCGTGATCCAGACGAAACCGGGCAGCACGAATTTCACCGGTGGCGGCGCGGTGACGTTCCAGTATCACGGGACCAGCGTCAATCCTCACGCGGGCAATCTTGCGGCGGCCACGGTGAATAGCGGTACGGCGACCGTCAACGTGCTGGCTCCTCCTTCGGCTGGCTACCAGCCGCCCGCAGCGACCGGCATCGACATCACGAATGCCACGGCTGCGTTCGCCACCGGCAACGGCACGATGATCGTGACCGCGTACTACAGCGTCATCACGCTCGGGTAATGTCCGACTGGTCCGCAATTGATGCGGCAGCGAACGCCGTCATGCAGGAGACGTTCGGCGAGCCGGTCGTGTATCAACCAGTGCAGGCAGGCGCGGAGGTGGGCGCTCCACTTACGATCACCGCTGTTCGACACGCTCGCATGCTCGAAGAGTCCGGCGCGATGGCCAGCTTCGAGGAGATCTCGGTCAATCCGTCGGACTTCACCAACCCACCATCCAAGGGCGATTGGGTGACTGCCTGGGGGGCGCAGTATGTGGTGACGGCTCTGCGCCAGCCCGATGCCTACGGCATGATCGCTCTGACATTGCTTCAGCGCTCGTGATCAATCCAAGAACCATACTCGGCGAGTGGGTCACTGCGCTCCAGTCCTGCCCGGACTTGGTCGCGGCGCTTGGCGGTGGAGACCCAGCCAACATCCGGGCATTTATGGAAGGGCTGGCCACCGACAACAACCTGCGGTTGGCCATCCTACAGATGCCGCCCGGCTCCATCCTGGTTGCCTGGCATGGCTCCGCGCCGCGGCGTCTCACGGGCGGCGCGCTGCATTTTGCGCATCGCTTCTCACTGTATCTGCGGGCGGCCGAGCAGGATTCCGGCGGCACGTATGCCGATCTGTTCTGGCTGTTGGTGAGCGCCATACCATCGGGTGCTCCGTCGTGGTCGTCGCTCCTGCATTTTCAGATCGATCCCGATTGCTACCCGATGGATCTGGATCTTCCGTTCGCCCAACGAAACACCGTAGTGGTGAGCGCGGACGGGGCAACGCTCGATTACTTCGAGGTTCAGGCAACGCTGGTCGAACAAGGTAATCCCGGCGGGGAATGAGGAAAGACATGGACACCGTACACATGCGATCGCCCGAGGGCGAAGTGAAGGAAGTCGAAGCGACCACCGAAACGCTCACGCCGCTCATGGTCGCGGGGTGGCACCAGGTTCCCGCGCCGCCGCCAAATCCGGAGCCGATAGCCCAGAAGCCGGCAGCCCCGGCTGTGGAGGAAAAGTAGCATGGCAAACATCAACGAGTTGATGGAGGGCTGGGGCTTCGGCAAACAGACCGCCATCGGGACGGCCAACACGTCGACGGCGATCTGGCGTCAGACCAACCTCAATACCAAGCCGTGGGCAAAGGTCCCGGTGAACGAGGACGATCGAGCTGAAATCGGCAAAGGCCACGAGTTCCCGACGCAGCTTTTCAGGTCGCATTACAACATGCCGCCTTTCGAGCTTTCGAAGTACGCCTCGTCGGAGTTTCTCGCTTGGGCGATGTGCTTCTCGATGGGCAACGTCACCCTGACTGGCAGCGGCCCCTATACGTATGTCATCGTTCCGGCCTTGGGCGCCACGAACGCGACCGGCCTCGAGTTGCCGTACTTCTCGTTCGTGCAGCAGATCCGGCCCGGTGGGTCTGCGGTGCTGGACGAAATGCTGGTGGGGTGCGCCGTCAAATCGTGGAAGCTGTCGATCAAGAACAGCCCGGGCCGCGCCAGCGCGATGTGCTCGGTGGAATGCATGACCACGGGTCAGTACACCTCTCCCAGCGGCATCACGCTGCCCGCCGTTTCGACGCCGCATGAATTTAATGCCGGCATGATCACCGCGTTGACCTTCAACGGGATCAACTATCTTTCGGGCGGGAGCGCGAAGCAGTTCGTGTCCATGGAAGCGTCGTGGGAAAACAACTTCCGGCCCGGCTTCTTCCCTGGCTCTGGTGCGCAGGATGGCTACCAGATCCAGGGACGATTCGAGTGGGGAGATCGCGCCTTCGCGGTCCAGTTCGTGGTGCGCGTCCAGGCCGGATCGACCGAGTATTCGAACCTGATCAACTTGACGACCGGGACGGCCACGTTCACCATGGCGCGCGACGCCAACAATTCCTTCTCGATGCTCATCCAGAAGATGGGCTTCAGCGTCGCCGAACTGGGAAACACGGAGGGCATCGTGACGCTCCAGATCACCGGGGTTCAACTCTACGATGCCACCAATGGGCTGGTGACCATGACCATCATCACGCCGCTAACGGGCATCTGCCAATAGGAGTTCATATGGAAACCGAAAAGAAAGCGGGCTTCGACGCAACGAAGCCGTTCGTCGTCCCGATTCTCTCAGGTGGTGAAAAGAGCTGCGAAGTGCGGTTCCCCTCGGATGAGGAGTGGTGCGCGTGGGCGCGTGCGCAACGCACCGTGCGGCACTTCCTCGGACGCGGGAAGTCGCAGAGCGAAGATGTGGACCTGCCGAAGATCAACGCCGAACTGTTCGCCAAGATCCGCACCGACAAGGACGGCCCAGAGTTCGATGATGCCGAGGCCGGAATGGTGATCGGGCGGATCGAGCGTTGCGCCGTGGCCCAAGTCGAGCGTGAAGGGATCAACTACCGGATCGAAATGAAAGTTCCCGGCGCGCGCGTCGTCCATGTGCTGCGGATGCCGACCGCCAAGGAGATGCAGGACCACGAACGTGGTTCGACCAGTGTGGTAGCCGCGCGGCGGTCGGTCGAAACCCGCGCCTTCCTGGAGCCGAGCGGCGCGCTCTACGACAAGCTGCACGTTTCGCACGATGGTTACGCCGGCGCAGTACCAATCGTGCACAAGTCGGCGGCGGTGTCCGAGGTGATCGCGCAACTGGCGATCGAGGCCGACGAAGACCCGGAATAGCCACGCCCGGTGACTGGCCGGAAGAGCCGGGCGTTCGTTTCCTGATCCGGTCGGTGCTGCACCAAGGAGTGCTGTGTGGGCTTGAAGAAGACTGCCCCGACCGCATCTTCCGCTGCCGGAAGTGCGGATACTCGGCGCAAACCGAGTTGGACGGCTGCCCCGCTTGCCGTGCGGACTGGAAAGCCATCGACGTCAGCCACGGGCCGGGCTGCCCCAAGAATCTGCTAGAAGAGGCGATGGACACGCCCAACGGCGCTCTCGTGCGGCGATGCTTCCGCATTCTAAACGCGAAGAACATCGGGCTGACGATCACGCTCGCGGATATAACGGAGGAGGAGTTCCGAGTTCTGGAGTTGATCGAAGCGGAGCGCCAGGTGCAGATGAAGGCTGGGAGCGATGGCGCGCAGGGTTCGCTATAGTGGTCCGTCCCAGTTTGCGATAGGTTATTGCGCGCCAGCCCCCGCCTCGCGCTGATCCTTTCGCACTCTACCGCGCCAGTCGGGAACGTGTGATTTCCGTCGTCAACGATCTGCTGGCGGGATATCCCGCGAATCGTTGGGATGACCGCGGTCCGTCGTGCAGCCGGTTGTCGTTCCGGTCAGAGGCGCGCGCGATTTCGGAGTGGGGGGAGTCGGGGCGTTCACGTTATTAGAGACCCGGTGGCAGTAAGGGCAGTTCATTGCGGAGTCTGAAAAGCCCTGGCCGGGTGCGCCTTGGTCACTGTCAGGCAAAGGCGCCGTGATCTCCCGGTCCCAGGTTTTCCGAATGCTTCCCGCCTCCTTCACTGCCTTCTCCGACAAAAAAAGAATCAGGAACAGAATCGCGAAGCATTTGATGACGACGCATTCCCAGTGGCTGAGCCGCGCTTCCGTCTCGTTTCGGCGGGTTTCAGTAGGGCCTTCCTCAGAGTATGCCATCTCCGCTAACCTCTAGTAAGAATTCGCCCAGCAAGCGCATTCTTGGCCATCTTCGTTTTTTTCGGGGACAATGGCGAAGGGAGCCTTTGCCGGTCGAATATAGATTGATAGGGGTTCCGCGTCCACCGTCGGCGGTCCCAAGAAGAGGCAGGCCCTGAATCTGGAATCGATAGACTGGGCTGAAACTTACGAACGGCTGACCGTTTATGCGTACCGCCTCGCTCGCTCCGCCCCAGACGTTTTCGACGGAATTTCCGCTTCCGATTTGGTGAACGAAACAATGCTCGCATTCCTGAAGTCACCCACCGCCTTGAATTGGAATTCGGACCGGGATCTTTCTGTTTTCTTGTCCGGCGTGCTGAGGCATAAGTTTCTGGATCACCTGAAGAGGCACCGTCGGATGGCCGGCTCGATTGACGACCGCGAGTTCAGCGGTGAAGTCCAACGGAAATCGGCGATTGGAGCTGGTGTGGTCAAACACCTTGAAGTGAATCAATGGATAGCTTCTTTGCTACAGAGACTTTCGCCGCACAAGGATCTTCAGGATCTCGTTGCCGCTGCCGAGGAAATCGACGGTCGCCACAACACCAATCAACAGATGGCCCAGAAACTGGGAACCACGGCAGGCGACGTCACCAATCGCAAGAAACGCATTCTCAGAATTCTGTTCGGGGAGACGAAATGATGCCGACACCTTCTCAGCCGAACCGAGCTACCCGGTTTCGGGACTTAGCCGCCGCATCGGAAGACCTGTTGCGCGAAACCGGCGCTCTGAGCGCTAGCGAGATCAACCGTCTCTATCGCGAACTGCCGTCTCCTGACGCGGCTGCCGCTGTCCACGGGCTCGCCATAGCAGCCCTCCAGAACTGCGGCGCCCAAACAGCCCCCGCCCAGCTGCTTTCCGCTTATCACCGGACATCCCCGGCCTCTCTGGTGCCCGAACGCAGCCTGAAACGGGGATCGGCATTTCGGTTCCCCAGACTGGCAGAACTCTTGATAGCAGCTACACTCAGCTTCGTAGCGGCAGCAGTTATCGAAGTTGTGAGAATACTTCCCTTCCCGTTTGGAGGAGGATCGGAACAGGTCGCGACTCGGGAAATCACTACTACGCCCCAGCCCCTACTTAGCCCCACGGCATCGGAGAACGGCGAAGTTATCGTCTATGCGGCCCATAAAGAGAGAAAGTGGGACGTCTTCCGTCAGGTAATGAGTAGTGGTCGAGTGGATAACCTAACGATGACTTTGTCCGGTGATTCCCTGGAACCTGCGGTCTCGCCTGATGGCACCCAGATCGCTTTCCACAATGAACATGTGGCCAGCGGCATCTCCATTCTCGACGAAAGTGGTGCTGCCCGACCGCTGACCGAGAGAGGCCATGATCCAGTTTTTACACCCGATGGACACTACCTGATCTACAGTGACGAACGAGTTGTCGACCCGCTCCGTCGAAACGCGGGGCAAAGTGGTCTTTATCGCGTTGAAGTGTCGACTGGTCGAATAGAGGAGATCTTTTCCGGCGACGCAACTCAGCCACGCCCCTCCCCCGACGGTAGGTTCATTGCCTACTGCGAGCATCGAGAAGGCCGGAGCGATATTTCAATCTACGATACCAGGACTCGGGATAGAATCTCCGTCACCAACAGTGACGCCACCGATTCGTATCCGACCTGGACCAACCTAACGAGCCTTTTGTTCCTGAGTGATCGCAATGAGGGAAAAAGGGCAGTGTGGCGTGTTCAGATTAACCCCGCCAATGGCACGGTGAGCAAGCCCACGCTCCTACGCCAAGCCAAGTATGATATCGGCTCGATATCCGCCTCCGGTGACGGCAAGCTCGTCTTTTATACAGCCCCGGTAGAACTCGGAGCCTGGCGGCTATACGAAGCCGAACTTCATCTTACGCCAGCCGTTGGGATGTCCCAAGTCAACGAAGTTATGACCGACGTTGGGGACATCCGCAGCCCCAGTATTTCGCCGACCGGAAAACAGATCGTTGTAGTAACGGCTCAGCCTGAGAACTTAGTTCTCCTAGATCTTCATACCCATCAGACAAGTAAGCTCACGAACGACCCGCCCGGAGTTCTCAACCGCTCGCCCCGGTGGTCGCCGGACGGCTCCCAAATTGCTTACTATTCGAACCGAAGCGGGATTTGGCAGATCTGGCTTACTAGCCCAGACGGTAGAAATACACGTATTCTCCCGTCACTTTCAGGAGACAAAGCGCTGTACCCTGTATGGCTGCATGATTCAAAGCACATCGCTGTCTCCACGTCTCACGATTCTTCTGCGATCATCAATACTGATCTTTCGTCGGCGGATGGCACGCCTACTCGACTGCCGCTTCTTGAGACCGGACGTCCGTTTGCTGCGTGGTCCTTTTCATTCGACGACCAGGTGATTGCAGGAATAGCGAATGATCCAGATGGTGAGTCTGGCGGCATCTTCACTTATGACCTGCGAAACCGTTCGTATCAAATGGTCTCTGCTTCGGGACAGAACCCACAGTTCCTGCAAGATGGGACGCGCCTCCTGTACAGTGACCGTGGGCGGCTATTCTTAGCTGACACTCGAACACATAGAAGACAAGAAATTGGGGCGGTGAGTCCAGGCGAGATCGCAGGTGGATTTGATATTTCCCCCGACGATAGGAAACTTTACTTCACCTCGTTGTCACGAAGGGCCATCTTGTTCTCAATGCCATCTGGCAAGGAACTCTCGAACTACTGATCGTTATGCGCGCGTTTGAATTGGTCTTGAATAAACGATAAGCCGCACCGTGCAATCTCGCTAGACCGGTGCGGTCCGGCATCGGCACCTCGGAGACTCACCAGCTTCAGCTGGACCCTGCGGTTGCCGCGTAGCGCCTTGCCGAAGGTGACCATGGCAAGATTCCAAACTGTTATCAAAAGTGCCCGTTTCGTCTATTCGCCCTACACGGCGGTCGAGATGCAAGGTGTCCTTGCGGCAAGCCTGTGTGAGGCCGCCTGAATCAGGATTTCTTCTCGGCCAGGAGGCGGCGGACGGAGGTTCGGCCGATCTGAAGGCGACGTGCAATCTCGGATTTGCTGATGGCTTG